GTTCCAAGAGTTCTGTCCTGTTGTCTGATATCAAGGTGAGATTGTGGAAAGGTAAACGGAATCTCAAAATCAATTGAGGGATTGTTACCTGGGTACAAAAACATATGTCGAGCTATGTGAGCTGATGACAAGCGTCCGGCGTAAACCTGAGCAGCTTGAACAGCATCCAACAAAGGAGCCCAAACAACAATCAATGACCCAGCAACAAAAGTAGTGCTCTGCAACTTCATAGTCACACGAGCTGTTCCTCTCCAATAAATGGAATTTTCGAATGCAGGACGCATTGCCTTTGAACTAATCAAGCTAAATGGAACGTTATAGCTTGCAATAATACTGCCACGGGAGTGAGTAGTGGTCCAATAAGTAGTGTCTAGAAATTGCTTTCTACCAACTATCTCAGTTAGACCAGGACTATCCTCGCCCATAGTAATAATTTTTGCGCTGTTCGGCAATGAACCAGCGCTTGTGACTGTGATTTGGCCGGGCATTTTCATACCCATGTCGCCTTGAACCACAATTTTCTTTCCTTTGGAATGAACCACAACGAAATCTTTTTTCTCCTCTATAGGAAGTGGAGATAAAGACCAGACCGGATTGATACTAATGATGCGTCGCTCCGGAAAGACACCGTAAGGTGCTAGGAGTGGTCCAGTCGGCGGAGTGATAGTGACTGTCACGTCGTCACTTTTCACAACAAACACATTGGATGGCAATCCAAGGCTTGAGCGGAAAGAAGGTACGGTGTAGTCTCCAACCGTAAATGAAGATCCATTAGTTTCGAATTGTCCGGTGCTGCCTGTTCCTGTGATAGAACTAGCAACACTTAGAAAATCCCAACTTAGGCCTGGATTGACCACTTCCGAACCATACTCACTCACAGTGACGTATGGTGGAACCATGTAAATATCATGCATATCAACACTCTTCTCAGTTGTAACACCAATAAGCAAACTTCGCAATTGTCCATCGCGAATATCATAGCCTAACTGACGCAACAAATAATCTGGAGCATTGGCAGAACGAAAAGTCATGGTAAAACACGCACCAACAGGGCCTGCACCTGTGACTAAGCTAGAAATTATGGATAAAGAGTCCAATAACTCCTGAGACCAGGGAACATTGAATTCCCCAGTAAAAACTAGTCGCAAAAATTCAGGCAATGAAACGGGTGTTGAACCCACGTGGGGATAGTTGCTAGCTATCAGCGTGAGTCGGGGGATTTGGTACATATCAAAGAACCTTGCTCCATCCCCTAGAGCGGCATAAATGACACACTTGTCACCCAGCCCCGAAAAAGTAACGTAACCACAGTTGGCCCACGCGGCGAGCGCAGGCAAACCTGATTCATTTCCGTTACTCGGAATAACAACGCTGTTAAACATTGTTATAAACGGGGTTTGGATTTCAAGCAGTCCTTTTTGAACAGCCATAGGTCCTGGCTCCATTGACGTAGGAGTATCACGGAACAAAACACGTTTTTGCACAACCGGGGAAGAAGAGAAACTAGCACTGTAGAAGAAAGCACCAGATTCAGAGGTAAGAACTTTAAAGCGAATATTCCCAATAAATCGCCTATACATGCGAGCGAAATAATGAAATAACGCAGGCGGAAAATTCGGACTTTGTATGCGAGTAAAGATCGCAGCAAGAGGAAAAGCTCTATCGCTCCCAGCAGCATTGTCATGATAACAAACTGGATGGAAGCGTTTGAGCAAATCAATCACATTGACCTCATCGCGCACATTGTAAGGGGGCGGGGTGGTGTCCACTTTGGTCTCTGACGCAGCAGCAGTTGTTGAAACTGGTGCTGGTGTTTCGACAGCAGAAGTGGCCTCCATTTGAGCCTCAATACGTTTTCCAATCCGAGGTTGGTAAATAGAATCAAGCGGCCCACTGGCGTCACTGTTAGCAACAAAGCTCTCAGCAAAACTCCAGATAGGCATCTCATTACGTAGCCACCGTTTTGCAACGGCAGCGTAAGAGATTGGCGTCTCTAAAATACCTTCTTTTTTCCACACAGCTTTGATACGATCTCGCCACATGTTGAACACATCGGCGCCTGAAGACCAGGCACGGCACAATGTGTCATTTCCAATAACAAAAGTGGCTTGTTCTTTGGTGAGGGTTGAGCCCCACCAAGAACAAGATTTCGCTAGAGAGTCAGGATCAACTTTAGGATAATAAATTATACCAGGGATAGGCTCACGCTTATCCACAAGAGTGGTACATTTTAAAAACTCAAGTTGCAAGACATCCTGATACTCTGACGAAAGGTCGCCCTTGTCAGCGGAAGTAAGAACTATCCCATAATGACTGAGATAATTCGCAACATTCAAGGGATTAAACCAAGGAATACGGCCAGACACTGCAGAAGCATTGTCATCAC